CTCCTCGCTGATTGCTCTTTTCAAGTTTTCTTCTTTTATTCGTTCAGCTTTTTCTACGTTAATTTTTTTTAATTCTTCTAATCGGTCAGATAAATCTCTTGCATCTTGACGCATGTTCAAGTAAGTATGATACGTCTGCATTTTAGCTTTATCTATGGACATTGACATTGATTACTAGCTAATTGTTTATTTTTATCTTTTGTTTTATCAACTTCTGCTTTTAATGATTTAATTAACTCATCTCTTTCATCAAGTTTTTTCATTAGATTAGTGTACATTTCGTTATGAAAAGTCACCGTTTCGTTAAAATCTTTTTGCATTGCAGTAAGTAATTTTTGTGATTGCTCAATACTTTGTTTAAAAAAATCTGACATTTATTCTTCTCTCAATAATAAATTATGTTTTTTCTCTGTTTCTTCAGGTAAGTCAACCCTAATTTGTTTTGTAATCATGCCTTTTGGAATCTGTAACCGTGCATTAGTGTGTTCGGTTTCTTCATCATAAGTAGACGCAATTACTATATGTTTTTGTGTTTCTCCGATCAAAAAACCTAAAGTATAACACTTTGAATCTTTAATATCCTCTTCTCTCAAAATTTCCCAAGACGCATCTGCCATTGCATCATCCCATTCGATTAAATATGTAGGATATTTAAGTGTCATCTCCTTCAATTGTATCAAAATAATCTTTTGGACGCATTATAATTTCTTCTTTTGAAAACAAATTTGTCTTTACACCTTTTCTACATTTTTTCATTTTCTCATGTAATAAATTAGGTTTAGGTTGAAACATCAAACACTCTTGTTCAGTATAACTACCAGATAAGTGACAAACAACTTTACCGTCAGGTAAACCATCTCCAAATGTGCAATACCAACATTTGTTTGATGCACCCACTAAAACCCTACAATAAAAGCAAGTAAAATAAAAACGGTAAATAAACCTAAAAACAAAAAAGCAAAGTTTGTACAGTATCGCACTAATTCATCCACAAAATCAGGTTGATGCCAACCATTTTGTTCTTCCATTTGTCTTTGTCTAATTCTAGTTTTTAATCTACGAAACCAACTTGGTTTTTTAGCATATAAAGGTATATCTAATGTTTTGAGTCGCATGTGTCGTCTTCCTCTTCAAAGTAAGGTTCAAAAGTTATCTCTTTTTCATCACTCATAATAGCTAAAGCAATTGTTAAAAGAGCCAAAATCTTTTCTTCCGAAGATATGGTTTTAAACTCGACAGGCAGTTGCTTTAATATTCTGCCCACCATTCCCATTAACTGTTCATTTGTCATTTACTATTTTCAATAAATTATACAATTTATCTTGTGTTTCTTTGTCCATGGTAGCATTAGTTTGAGGATCAAACAACCTTTCGTAGATTGCGTCAATTTCTTTGTCTGCTTGTTCTTTTGTAATTGTTTCCATAATTATTTTCCTTATAAGGTAAAAAAACCCCTCCGAAGAGGGGTAAGATTCTCCTTGTCAAAAGAGGTTGGAGTAAAATGAAAAAATGTATGATTTCAGTTTACCCTTTTTCCAACATCTTGTCTATTCGATCAAGTGTTTTTTTATCCTCTCTTCTTTTCTGTTCTGCTAAAACCTTTTTATTATACGCATCAGTTTCTTCTTGAAGCATAATGACATCTTTTTTAGATAAGTTTTGTGCTTTCCAAGTTTCTATAATCAGCCGTAGTTGACCAGATAACGTGCGACCCTCGATGCGTGATGCAGTTTTCACTTCTGCGTACAAATCTCGTGGTAATAAAACTGATTTCCATTTTGTAGTGTCCATTTTAATTTCTCCAACTTTCCATTTTAGCTTCGTAGTGCCAAAGATCAGAAACTTCGTTTATACCTAACGCATCCATCAATTCTCTGCAATTACAATCAGGTAAAAAAGATTCACTAAACTCTTCTTCACACACTTCGCATAATCCACTAGAATAGACAAAAATTTTCATACTACCTTTTTTGAGATTAACATCAAACACCGTTCCATTTTGTTCGGTATGTTTTGTGTTAGAGGGATCGTATTCTTCCCATTTACAGTCCAAACTCCCTACTTTATTAAAGATAATATTCCTTACTTCACCGTTTATCTCTTCTTGTCTTTCAGCTAATCTTTTAACCATACTCATAAAGCAATTCTCCTTATTAGAATATATTAGATTATATACAATTAAATGTAAAGATTCAACTAATTTCCTTACAATTACCCCAATTCTTGCCCATTTCAATATCAACCTTGTTTGGCACTTCAAGTTTTACGGCATTAATCATAATGTCTGCATAAACTTGGGCTTGTTCTTTACTTTTTACCGAAAAAGCTAATTCATCGTGAACTTGTAACAACGGAATAATGCCCTCTTTGTACAGATTCACCATACTTTGTTTTGTCTGATCGGCGGCAGATGCCTGAATAAGTCTATTCAAAGCTTTATAAGTATAAGCTCGTTTCAATCGTGTAGTTGAGCCGTATTCAGCGAGTGCCTGATCTCGTGGCATAGCTTTATGTGCTTGAAAACTATCAGGTTCCCATAAATCAAATCGGCATTTTCTACCTTTTAAGGAACGAATAGACCCATTACTACGAGGATCATTGAGCCGTTGGCTAACGCTATCCATCAATTGCTTAACAAATGGTACTCGTGCATGATATTGCTTGGTAAGTGCTTTAGCTTCATCAATAGATATATCTAGCTGTTGAGAAAGTTTTGTCACTCCCATTCCATACATCATTGCTAAATTAATA